ACTGAAGGGCTGGAAGGGGTGGTAGAAACAGCCAAACGGGTCAGGGACACAACGATGGCCAGGGCAGAGAGTGCTGCGAATCTGGCAACGACAACCGTCAGAGTAGGATTGCGGGATCACTTTACGGCTGATGCCGCAGGGAACATCCTTGACGAGGCACTCCAGAACAGAGTGAGGGTGGCGTATGAAGGAGGCGAAGCAATACTGCAATCTCCGACCATACAGGATATAGCAGCACGGTACGATGTCTATGAACCGCTCCTTACAAGCGGGCAAAGGGAATTTATGGGTACGCTGCGGGAGCTTGCTGAAACTGGGAGTACACAGGAGATTGGAGGATCTCAGGTCTATATCCCTGGATGGAACAAGGTGTTCAGGGACAATATTCCTGGATGGGACCCGAATCGTGTGCGACCCGACGTAACGGGTAATGGGTTCTATTTAAGCAGAGGAAGAATCAGAACGACTGACGGAGAAACCTTGTACAGCATTACAGAGGAGCTTGATGACCTTATAAAACTTGCTGAAGACCCTACCAAGAAAGGTCTTCTTGCCGCTGAAAAACAGGCGAAAATGCCAGCTATGGGTAGGCTGGTCGATGATCAGGGCAATGCTATTAAGACCCCTGACGGGGAACTACTTCAAAGTGGTAGATATGATTTGCCCGACAAAACTCTTGGAGAGTATATCAAGGGCGTTGCTGGTAGAATCACCGACGCGAACATTGACACGAGGCTGAAAGAACTCGCCAAGGCTCATCGTGGCAGAAAAAGGAAATTACCTGAGCGCGCCAAAGGGCTAGAAATAGTTGATGCTGATGACGCTTTTGCCGCTACGCTAAACCGTGAGTTCAGAGAATCGCCCGTACTAAAATTCGCAAAACTTCCTGTTATCAGGCACATCAACAACCTGTACCGTGGGATCAAGGCGAACTTTGACCTCTCTGCTATTGGCATACATGGCGGGCTTGCTCTGTTCAGAACCCCCAAGCAATGGGGGCAGGCAACTGGGCTAACCTTCAGGTCCTTGTACAACAGTGCAAGAGGCCGAAGGGGGCAAGAGGTCATTGATGAAGCCTTGCAACGCTTTGACAAAGAAGCAACAGATAATGGGCGTCTTGTTTCCAGGATATGGGCTAACCTTGGATTGCGTCAGGGTGGCACTGCCGTAGAGACAGGGCTTCCGGGCGTTGAGAGAATGATGGAAGTCAGGACTCCCGTGGTTGGAGCGGTAGCCAGAGGACTAGGTGGCGGGTTCCAATTAAGCAACCGCCTTTTCGGTGCCTTTGGTGATGCGTTACGTCTTCGATGGGCAGACGAACTGCTGAGACACGAACTTGCCAAGGGCAGAACAATGGAGCAACTGCACAGTTCAGGCGAGCTGCGACAAATCGCAAATGCCGCAAACAGGATGACTGGGTGGTCAGATAAGCAGTTTGCTGGTGACATCGGTGAGTTCTCAATGTTTGCTGCAAGGTTCTTCCAGTCTCGGCTTGAAGTGCTTGGGCAGTCACTTCTCGGTGCAGGAAGGCTTGCTACAAGAAGAAAACAGACGATAGAGAGCAGGGAAGCACTGCACACAATGACGCGCTTGATTGGACTGGGAGCCTTTGCAACAGAACTCGCAAATGCTGCCCTTGGACACGAGACAGACAGAAGGCCGTTTGTGAAGGTAGGAGATGATTGGAGGGTCAACTCGAACTTCTATACGATTCGAGCAGGCGGGAGAGACTTCTCTGTCTTCGGCCCGACTGTTGGTCTGTTCAGGGCTATCGCAACGCTAGCCGCTGACCCAAGCGCAAATGGGCTTAATCAGGCATCAAGAGGACTTACCAGCGGTGTGGTACGTCTGTTCTGGGACAACTATACAGGCTACACGTTCACGGGCGCTCCAGCTCCATTAGGAGTTATCAGGGCTGACCCTCAAGTAGGGAAGGTGGCTGACCCGATGGATATACTCAGATATATTGGCGACTTGGCACTGCCAATCGCCCCAGGTGCGGCAGGCGGAGAACTGATTGAAGGTGTCCAGTCTGCAATGGAGGGCGACTGGGAACGTGCTGCTGGAGCAATGGCAGCGGCGGCTGCGGAAGTGCCGGGCTTCAGGGTTGCCCGTCTTTCACGGTCAGATGAACGGGAAGAGCTAGCGCAAGAGATATATAGTGAGCCGTATGACGACCTCGACGGCTTGTTCCAAGAAGAGATAGACGACATGGTAACGGAAAGGATGGGAGAACGCGGCAAGAAAGGCCCCAAGGGGTATTTGTATGAGAAGAAGGAAGCCGCGGATACCGCCCTTCTTGAAGGCTTGCAGAGAATTGCAGAGCAGCATCTGTCTGCTCCGACAACGAGCGATGACTGGAGTGCAACTATTTCAAGAATCAAATACAACGAAGCGCGACAGGTGCGTGTCGGCGAGCTTTACGGTCATACGTGGGATGTTGAAAAACAGCGAACCACCGGTGGTATCAATGACAAGCTGTATGACAGGGACAAGCCGAGAGAAGAACCCGAACCGGGAACACGAGAACACCGTGTCTGGCGATACTACAAGATATTCGAGGATGCGACAGGAGAAGACGGCAAGATAAACTGGGATGAAAGCGATGATAAAGAGTCCAATGTTGACACCCTTTCGGCTGCCTTCTGGTCTAGTTTGACCCGTCCAGAGGCTGAAGAACTGCTTAGGAATATACGGTTAATCGAGCGTGAGTACCCAGAAGAAATGAAAAAGTTGATCAATGCCGGGCGGTATGCCTCGTCGTATACACAGGTCATTCGTGGACATGAATCTAACTATTGGAAGCTGGACAGACATCCAGCGTTCATAAAGTTTATCGCTGCCGAGGCAGATGTGACAGAATCGACGGTCATAGGGTATCTCGACCTTTCGACTGCCGAGAGAGAAGCCCAAAGACACGTTCCGGGGAAAGCACGAGAGATGAAAGAAGCAATTGATAAGGCGTACAAAGATTCTGGAGTGATGGGCGATTTGCAGCTCAGGTTTGTTAAAACTGCGTGGCGTGATAATCCTCAGTGGATAATTGGGATGAGGGACGCAGGATATAAATATCGCGACTCTAAAAATCTGAATAACCTGATCCGAAAGAGAGTGCGGGATCCAGAAGGCATCCAAGACCCCAATATTTCTGCAAGCCAGTACGAGAGGCTTTATTTGGACGAACTGGTTCCGAACTAAAGTATGCTACCACATATTGTAGAGTTGACGAGTTAGTGTAATATATGTAGAGGAAAAGGAGAATAAGATATGGTTATGCCAACAGACCAACAGGAAGTAGACCAAACCGTAGAGGTCATAGAGCCCGTGGATACCGGGGAAGAGATAGAGCAAACTCCTCCGGCAGAGGGCGAAGAGACAGAAGCAGCTCCCCAAGAGCAGGCACCTGCCCCAGAGGGCTCTGAATCGACTGTTACGGAGACAACGGACACCGCTCCGCAGCAAGCGCAGCCTATGATGCCCCAGGTTGATCAGCAGGCTATAAACGAACTACAGCAGCGCCGTGCCGCTGACCAAGAGCGCGGATGGCGTGAGAAGGTTACACGTACTGCTCAATCATATGAACGGCAACTACAGGAGAACGGGTATATGCCTGAGCAGGCACGAGAACAAGCTAGGCGATACGTAGCACAGGAACAGAAGTTCAGGAAGCAGGAAGATGAAGCCGCCGGGATGGTCGGTTATGTCCAGGGGAAGCAGGCAGCGGCGATCCACTTCATGCAGCAGCAGGGGCTGGCTAACAAGCAGATGCTGGATGATTTTATGGCACTTCAAATGACCAATTCTCCACAAGAGATGGAGAAAGAGGCCAAGCGCATGAAGCGTGAGCGAGGACTCATCGCTGAGAATGCGCGGTTGAAGCAGGGTCGTGTACAACCGCAGACCTTCGACAATAGTCAGGGCGCTGCGGAGGCTACGTCGAACCATGACCGACTCCTCGAAGCCTATAACAACGGGGACAGGTCGGAAGCAGCGGTAAGGGCTGCGAGAAGAATGGCATTCGGAGCATAATTTTAGGAGGATTGAAATGGCACAAACAGCCACAACTGGTAATCTTGAAAACGCACAGAGGATAATCATCGCATCGGCGAGGTACACAGAGGAGCATAACGCTCCAGCATTGGCTCTCATTGAGCAGTTCAGTCTGCCAAAGGGTTCCAAGCAGGTCACTGTCCCCAAGGTAGGGCAGATGACGATGAGCGACCTTACAGACGGTCAGGACATAGTGGACGAGGAAGACATCGGGATGACCACGGTGGACCTGACAGCATCTGAGGTCGGGGCTAAGGTCATTCTCACAGACAAGCTCGTCCGACAGGCTGCTGACAATGTGTTCAGCATGATAGGGCGACAGCTCGGCGATGGCATGGCACGAAAGAAGGACACAGACGTCATAGCCTTGTGGCCTAACCTCAACGGCGGAACGGTCTTTGGCGCTGATGGCGCAGCAATGAATACAGCGAATACACATGGTTGTATCTCTAGGGCCAAGGCGGGCAAGTTCGGGAACCAACTGTATCTCATTCACCATCCAAACGCAGTCGCAACGCTGTCCAAGCAAGCAGCTACGTCTGCTGATACAGCAGCGTCCGGAGGGCTCACCAGTGGATGGAGCGTAGATTTGCTACAGAACTTCTACAGCGGCCTTCGCCCGATTAACGGGGTCAGCATTTTTGAAGATGGGAACATCGACAAGATCGCATCAGTTGATTCTGGGTACGGCGTTATCGCTGACAAGACTGCTATGGCAGCCCTGACAAGCGTAGACACACGGACAGAGCGACAGAGAGATGCTTCTCTCCGAGCCACTGAGGTCGTTATGACCGCAGACTATGGTGTTTTCGAGTTGGACGACACCCGTGGCGCAGCAATACAGTTCGAGATCGGCGACCTTGCGACGTCATAAGGAGTGAATGATGGCAGGAATTACGGAACGGAATAGGCA